GTCTGCCTAGCCAGTCTACGTAACTATTTTACTAGGAATAAAAGGGCGAACTAACTTCGCCCTTTTAAAAGTTTTATTAAGCTCCTGGTGAACCAAAGATACCTCTCCAGTCAGACCAGCCGAAGCTGTATCTTTCTCTGGCTTTGTATCTAACGTTTCCAGTATCAAAATCGCCTTCCATAGCAGTTCTAATTGGAGCTCTTACAAAATGTTTAAGTCCATTAGGTGCATCTGTTTTAATGAAGAACGCATCAGTATCAGTAAGGAAGTTGTTTACAACATATCCTTCAGGTACCATACCCATTGATTTGATTGCGTTGATATCATTATCAGCAGTGCCTACTCTACCAGCAGATTTCATTAGTCTCTCAGCTACGAACTGAAGGTTTACAGGTATAATCATTTTCATACCTCTAAGAGCAATTTTCATTCCTCTTTCGTCCTTCATGTCAGCAATATCAATTAACATCTGCTCAAGCGAAGTTTCGTTTAAGTCAGCTGCAGTTGATAGTTCGTTCTTTTGGTCTCCACTAAGAGTTGGGTGATCAGTCGCACAAAGCTCCTTATTATCACCACCAAGATAAGAAGCATTAAACGCTCTGTTAAGAATGTTTGCAGCTTTAACTTGTTTAGTGTTTGCCATAGATCTTGCTAACGCTTTAGTGTAGCGAGTGCTAAGTTTGTCGTAAAGATTATCCTCTACAGCTTCTTCTGTAAGTGCAAAAGCTAAAGCAATAGTCTCGTTNGTNTACCTAGCAGTGTAAGTTTCTTGAGCATCTTCGTATGATACTCCTTGGCCTTCCGGCTTTACTGCTGCATTGGCGAAACCGCCGAGCATTACTTCTTCTTCAAAAGCACGATCAGATGATTCTGAATCGAATATTTCTTTGTCTTGATTTTCGTATCGGTCATACTCTAACCCGAACAGCGCGTTTAAACCTGGTTCGAGTTCTTTGACCAATTGCATTCTTGAAATTACCATTGTTCAATTTCTCCTATAGGTTAAACTCCAGCCGTATTAGCGTAGTACTGATGCTCGTTAATACGAACTATCCAGTTCGCATCTGTAGCAGCAATATCGCTGTTGTCTGGATCTTCACAAATTCTAACAATTCTTAACTGAGCAGCTACTCCAGCGCCAGAGACGGTAGAGTTCATTTCAGTTTTAGATTGTCCGTTAATAGTACTACCAGCTGCATAAACAATATCAGCATTTCTGCCTACTTTGTCTTGAGCAATAATACCATCAGCTTGAATTTCGAAAAGGGTATCCGGATCATCATAGACGTACGCGTCGATAGTACCTTGAGTAACAGTTATGCTACCAGGGTAATAGTTTGACCACGTTGGTTTTTGAGTAGTAGGATCTTGATAAAAACAGCCATTGAATACACCAATAGCAGCAACGGCATCGCCGTTTCCACTTTTAGTAATGTAGCCACTTGCTTCTAGTTTAACTAAGTCGCCTTTCATAACAACATCAGTCTCACCACTAACAATTTGATACTTTGAAGTACCTTCGTTGTTAATGTTACTACCAAGTTTACCTACAGGTCTTAAACCAAATGGCGCGTTTAAATTTGCCATGATTTTTCTCCTGAAAAATTATTGTAACACACTCACCGCGAGTGTGTTAAAAATGTGTAACTATGTGTTAGGAAACTTATTAACTAGGTTTCTTGCCACCAAATGTTACGCGAGAGCTTCTCTCTTTTGAGATTGGCATGCTAGGATGTTGTTCCTTAAGTGGATCATTTGCAATCGCGTCGTCTTTATCTTGCGTTACTTGAGCAAAATATTTTTTACGCTGTTCAACGANTTCATTAGGAATCCTTGCTAGCATTAAACCTCCAACAGCTATAACACCTTCATATTTACCTGAATCAATTTGAGGCCATTCGTTAGTTGGATATTCATCAGCTCTGACAAATTCCCATCCTTCTCGTAGTCTAGCGGATACATTTTTTTGATCCATCTGTCCTACTGCTTCGGCCCTTACCCATCTGTGCTTAAAGCCTTGGGGTGCAGGTGGTGCATCTAGTTGTGACGGCGGAGTCCATACTTTAGGACGCTCTTGTTTAGTCCTAGTCTCTGACTCGCGTGATGGTAGTTTATTAATCGTTTTTGTTTTCATAATCATATGCCTACTCCTTCACGTACTTCGCATATTCGCTTAGTGGCACACCTAATTTTTTAGCTATGGCTACTTGTGATGGTGTGAGTCTCACAGTACCTTTGCGCGCCTGGACAGGACCACCTCTATTAGCAGAGGCGACTGTTTGAGTCGGCGTAAACTTTTCTGAACCTTGTTCAAACTTATGAGGGAATGTATCCTTCATCCTTTTGTCTATCTCATTATAATAGTCATCAGACGAAGGGTCAAATCCTTCTTCCATCAGTTTACGATGAATTGAGAAAGATGTCAAGGTCATAGGTTCATCTTCACCAAACCACTTGTTCTTATCAGCCCATGACTCTGCCTTTGGATCCGGCGGAGGTGGTGGTGCTGGTGGTTGATATTGTTGAGGATTAGGCATTTGTGGTTGATTTGGATTAACCCCACGTGCCATCATTTCCTTTTTTAATCTTTCACGTTGTGCTTGCGTTGATTTAACACGTTCAGATTCTATAGCAAGTTTTGACAATTTTGTCTGTGCTTCTACCTGAGCATCTGTATCTCCTAGTTCAACAGCTGCTTTTAAAGCTTTTTTAGCTTCAGCAGTCTCAGCTTCTACACGGCTTGCAAATTCGTTTATATATCCGCTGTCTAGAGTCCTAGTTCTATTTTGTAATGCTTTGGATTTTTGTTGTACACCCTGAGCAAACTCAATAGCAGCTTGTTCTCTTCTTTCAGATTCTCTTAGTTTTTTAGTTAATTTATCAATTCTTGATTGAACCTTTTTACCATAATCTTCCATTTCTCCTTGCGAAGCAGTTTCTTCTGAAACTTGAATTTCAGTATCACTTGTTGGTATTGGGTCTGAATCAGGATTGACAATCTTTTCTTTATTTTCTGGTAGTGTCACATCTACTGATGGTCCATCAGATGGCAAATCCACCATTTTGGCATCAGCTTCAGCTTGTGGCTCTACTTTCGTCTGTGCGTCTGCAGGCATCTATCCTCCTGTTTATTTGTATTGCAAGATATCCTCTGGGTCTTTTACCACAGCAATTATCTCGTCTTCATTAAGTATTCTCACTTCACCACCATCTATTCCAAACCTTGATCCAGCATAGCGACCAAATATAATCCAATCACCTTTCTTGCACCACGGTCCATTTGGAAATCTGTTTTCATCTTTATAGCAATCTGGTCCCATTTTAAGAACTAGACCTGTTACTGTTGTATAACTTTGTTCTTGAATAGTTTCATCAGTTAATAATATACCACCTTTAGTTTTTCCTTGTCCTTTATAAGGTAAAACTAATAAGCGCCAACCTGTTGGATTAGGTAATCTTTCCAATACTTTATCAGTTGGAAGATGTTCTATATTGCTAGTTGCGTCTTCTTGAATTTTTTTGAGAAAGCGGTTTTCTTTATCTTCCGCTACTTTATTATTTTTGTCTGCCTCTACTGCTAAATCTTTTTCTTCGAGTGCAAATCTACGTTTCGGTATCTCCGTCATAATCTTTCTGCAGGTCTTGTATTTCCTGTTCCATAATTGCATAGGCTTTAAACTCACCTACGGTTTTGTTATATTCATCCCAGCTAGGCAACCCAGCTGCAATGACCTCTTTCAATTCTTCTCGTCGCCCCCGAATCTTTTTTAAGATTCGATAAATGGCATTCGTGTCTTCCACTATTTTTTCTTTTTGTGTACCTTTCCGCCGTGCATTTTTCCAGCAATTTTACCACCACGTTTAGCCATTGTACTTGCTCCTGAGTAAGCACCATGTCCCATAGATTTTTCCATGCCTTTACTCATTGCGCGTCTTCCAGCTAAAGAGCCTCTAGCTCCTGGATGTCTTGCACCTAATGATTCATCAAGTCTAGCGTTGTATCCTTGTTTCATTGGTCCACCAGCAGCTTTTTTAGTAACTTTGCCACCTTTTGCAAAAGTAGTAGTAGTCTGTCTTTTGCCTTTC